AAACTGTAGAAGAATTCTCAACTGGATTTCCCATTGGGACGTTCCGACATTCTGCTGGATTTGAGTTCTTGTATGTAAGACCTCCCATAATCCAAGGTATTTCAAAAGTTTCCCAGTCGCTAAACTGAATAAACTGAGGTAGAACTTGACCTCCTAATGAATATTTTGATTTTCTTGATAACTCAATGTCATCAAAGTTGAGCCTTACGCTTTCAACACTATAAGCTCTAACCATGACTTGAAAGAAGTTACAAAACCATGGATCATTACATCCTCCTTGGTAGTAGGTCGACACAAGTCGACTAAAACTCTTATCCAAAGTATCTACCTGCCGTTCCGTGTATAAAACACTCTTTATCAGAGAAAGAGTATCCTTTACGAAGTACTATCCTTGGTCAACTTTATAACCTAGAAATTCAATCTTTCCATTTGTTTTGGTTCTCTTTACCTTCTTTGCATTTAGTTCAAAATTGAAATATCGTTTTGCATCGTTTACCACAGTACGTAAGCAAAACCTATCGTAATCATATTCTGAAATATGCACGAGGCTATCATCTCCGAGAACTCTAATACGCTTAGTATAAATACCTTACATATAATAGAGAGCTTGAGTAACTACTAAGTTCACCATGCTTCCAATTAGTTGAGTGAAATATGATCCGGATGGAATACATCCATCTAGCTAGTAAACCTCTTCGTTTGGCATCATAATTCTAGCATTACAGAAAACATCTCTTATCCATCGGAATAGTCTTCTATACTTCTCCGGTTGTTTGTTAGGTTTCAAATTTCCGTCATCTGTTCTCTAATCAAAATCAATATGATCTTCTAGCACTCTCCACACTTCAAGCAAAAGCCACTTGGGACATCGAGAGTCAAAGGCACTCCAGTCTAAAGTAACTGTTCCTAGTCTCTGTGATTCGATGTCTTCAGAAAGCACTTTTCTGAGGCGAGGCATTGCATTAGTTCCAAAATGGAAGTATTCTCCTTCTGTATCATTTTTGAGTGTATCGTAGAAGTGAGCTCCAATCATGGATTCTAAAACTAAAGTCTCGAAAGGTTAGATCCAAATTGGTCGTACCTTTAATTCATCAACTGGTGACAAATGGCCTCTGAAAGCTAGTTTGAAGTAGGGTTGAAATACGTTTTTTCCGTACTTAATTCTGTGCAACATGTTCTGCGCCATTAGAAACGCGGGTTCAAGAACCTAATTCTTTTTGTATTCTGGGAATGAGTACCCTGCGGAAGCTGATTTGTTTTCAATCTTATCTAAGAACACATCTTTTAATGACATGATTGGAACTTTTTATTTTGGAAGTTATGATCTCAAACGTTTAAGTCCAAATTAAAATGCTGTTCTAAATTTCTTGTTCTTTGGTGGTTCATGGTTGTGTGGTTTAAATTTTAGTATGTTTAGTAGTCCGATTCTGATGTCTGTATGTTTTGTGTATCCTCTTGCTTCTTCGTAGTAGTATCTTGAATATCCTTTGAGTACCTTTCTGATGAAAGGATCTGTGTTCATTCCTTAAGAATTAGTTAGTTAATAAGGATAAGTGAATCTTGGTTGTAGTCTCTTGATTCCACTTTCTCGTATTGTCTAATAGATTACATCAATTGATGCATCTTTCAATTCTTGTTCGTC